AAATCCGTAATGCGTGATTTTATTATAGGTTCAGTATTGTTTTTACTTATTATGCAACTGTTACCAGAGTCATCGGCTTCATTATTATCATATTTTACATCACTGTCATTTTTGTCAGCAATGCCAAGTATTAGTACAGGAGGCGCAGAAGATTTAGATATTCAAGTCGGGCTTCCGCAGTTCTAATTACTTGCGGCTAGATCTACGGTTGGCCTTACGTCTTGTAGAACGGCGAGATACTGGAGTTGGTTCAAAAGAAATACGTTTGTGTTTATTTGTAAATTTATTACGATTCTTCCTAAGATTATTCCCATTCATAGGTTTAATATGAACCGGATGGTTAGGGTGCATCGGGTTAGTCTTCTTCAATGGAGCATTTAAATTAGATGGCATTATATTTATAGTTAAGATTTTTTATACAAACAAAGGGTAAACTTTCACATCCTTTGGAACTTTAATATCTATCATAAACTTATTGAAAGGTTTTTTATAGATTTGTTCTTTCGGAACGCAATTTTTACATGAAGATGCTATATGAACGTATAAATCAAAGTCGGGGAATCGTTCTTCTTCTTCATCATTGATTAATATGTTCTTTCCTTCAGTATCAATTAGCCACATCCAAAGAATATTGAATAGATCCGAAGTGGTTTCTTTTACAATTTTGTGAGACTCTTCACTTAAAATTTTACCATCCTTTTTATCATCAGGAACTTCTGGAAATAAACCTTCTAACAGACTAATTGATAATCTCGCTAAATCAAATGATGCGCTCGGATATACTATTGGTTCATCCTCCCTAAATCCATTTGTCAGCTCTGGAAAATTGTACTGTGTTGCTGCATCATTGCCTTCACAGAAGTCATCACTTACAAAAAGATGTTCGTTAATTGAAAATATAGAGCGACCGAAATCAATAATTTTAAAGACTTTTCCATATGTTGGAACTCTAAATATTTTGTTATCATTTGTTTTGTAATAAAAATACTTTTCTTCAGTGTCGCTATATACAATATTATTTGTATGTAAATCATTGTGAGTAAATCCAAAAAGTGTTTGTGCTACACATAGTCCAGCAATTACCTGAAATAACCAAGCAGACCATTTTTCTTCCCATAATTTTGTCCCTGGCTTTGCATCAACAGATTCAAAATCTTCTAATAAATCATCCATCGTTGATTCATTTTTCTCAGTAAATATCATCATTGTTGGAAACTCTTTCAGTTTAATGAATACATTATATTCATTTTCATCTTCTTCACTATATTCTTCTGAACTACTACTAGACTTTGTTGAAATAGTAGATTGTGTTTTAATACTAGCGCTATCTAAACTTTCAATTTCATAACATTCATTTGTAACAATATCTTCTAACTCTTCCACATCAGGAGATTCTTTTTTATCTAAGCAATAATCTGGCTTTATCATAATTTCATCATAAATCTCTTTTGAAGCTTCCACGTCATCAGATTCAACAACAATATTCATTTTTTCACTTTCAATATTATCCCAAAACCATCTATACATTTTATAACTTTCAACTTCATCAGAAATATTGAAATTGTATGTTTTCGCAATAGAAGTAAAAGCGCCATAATAATAATTAAAATGGGGACTAATATTTTCTTTACGAAGTTTTCCTAATGCATAACTTGCGACAGTTTCTACATAGGCTTGGTTCCATGAGTTATTTATTTTAGCATTAATGTCAAGAGTTTCATCTTTTTGTAAATAACGAACTGGGTCAATTAAATGTGTTACTTTTAAATAAGCATCAATTTTACTAGGCTCATTATCAATTACTACATCTAAATTACAATTACCCTTGATACTATCATCATTCGAAATATTTAGTCCTGTAATTATAAAATTATTCTCAAAAGCATAATTTTTATCAGAATCTTTTATATCAAACAAAATTTTCATGGGAGGTATATAAGATTCCAGTTTTGAATAGTGTTTTAAATTTTGGAGAGCATCACTAACAACATATTTCATACACTTAGGCTCTGGTATCTTTATCCCCCGGAGTATTGTACCTTTATCCATCTTTTTTGAGATATAGATTCATTCAAATCTTCATATCCGCATTATTAGAGTTTTATTTTTATAATTATCATATATAAAATGTCTGGTAGTGCTATGAATGTATCATTAAAAAAGTTTGATATGAGAAAAATTCAACAAGATGCAGTATGTGTTTTCATTGGCCGCCGAAGAACTGGTAAATCGACTCTCGTAAAAGATTTATTATTTCATCATCAAGATATGCCATTAGGAACTGTTATTTCCGGCACAGAAGAATCGAACGGTTTTTTTGGTAAAATGATTCCTCCCATTTTTATTCATGGCGAATTCAATCCTGTAATTTTAGCAAATTTCTGTAAAAGACAAAAACTTATGATGATGAAAATTCAAGATGATAAGGATAAAGGCGTACAAAGCCGTATTGACCCTCGTTCTTTTATGATTCTTGATGATTGTATGTACGATGATTCATGGACACACGACAAAAACATCAAATATCTTTTCATGAACGGTCGTTGGCTAAAAGTTTTCTTTTTAATTACGATGCAATATCCTCTTGGTATTCAACCAGCTCTACGTACCAACGTAGATTATGTATTTATATTAAAAGAGTCATATATATCAAATCGTAAAAGAATTTATGACAATTATGCTTCTGCTTTCCCATCGTTCGAGTTTTTCTGCCAAGTTATGGACCAATGTACGCAGAATTATGAATGTCTTGTAATTGATAATACAAGCCAAAGTAATAAAATAGAGGATTCTATTTATTGGTACAAAGCAGCTATGCACGGTGATTTTCGTATTGGAGCCCCAGAATTCTGGCAACATTCCGCTAATTACTATAAAAAAGATGGTGATGATACTTATGATGCGAATGCTGCTAAGAAGCTGAAAGGCCCTCAGATTAGTGTTAGAAAAATATAAATCAACACTAGATGAAACCATCAATTGGTGATTTTTTGACTTTAATATTTGTTGGATTTGTATTACTACTTGTTGATAGATATTTACGTATAGAAGGATTTGCCAATCCTAATCAATGTGGAGTTGGAATGCCATCATGTAGTAACGGCACAAGATGTATAAATGGATATTGTAAATCTGATAATCCTCCAGTTCTAGGTCCAACAACCCTTCCGGTTTTTCCTTAATTTAATATAGATGGCCCGCTTAACTAAATCACCTTTCCTTTTAGTAATTGTATTATTAATAGTTTCAGCTGTTCTAGGCTACATGATGTATGACGGGTTTCGTGATGTCGATTGTGCTGGTATAAACTGTAATGAAGGTGAATTCTGCCAGTCCAATAAGTGCCATCCAATTTATCCTCCTCCTACAAACAAACTATAAATATTTTACGTTTCATTAATTTAATGAAAAACTAAAATATCTAATCCTTCTTTTCAAGCTTGCGTTGAATTGCAAGGTCAGGACTATCAAACATAGAGCTAGAATCAACAGTATTTTCTAGGTTGTTAGGATTGACTTTGCGGCTGGCCTTCTTTTCACGGTAGAACTCTTCACGAGACTCCTCATTCTCTTTATACTTCTTCATCATGACATTCAGTTCCTCTTCGGCATAATCTTGCTCCTTAATCTGGGAAGGCTCAGGGTCCCATGGGAGCCACTTTCCGACCTCCGCGGAGTAAATATTATGAATAGGGTCTTGCTTACGTAGTTTCTTTGAGCGCATTTCTGCTTCCTCTGCGCTTCCATACACCCCGCGGATTTTTAGACCACGTACGGTGGTATGAAAGTCATTCTTCTTATAAAAGTCATCCTCTAGACGTTGTTTATTAACATACATAAAATCATCATACTTCTCCTTGATATTATCAGATTTTAGTTCACTTACATTCTTCTTTACAAACTCCTGTAGAGAACCCAAAACATCATCTACACGAATCTTTGCATTCCGGCAACTAATGGCAACTCCACTCAAATCTTGTTTCTCAAACTCAACGGCATGTGTTTCAAGAGCATCATTTACACTTTGTGTGGTTTTCGCTAGAAACTGCTCAATTAGTTTTGTCTTTACATTCACCTCAAAATTGCTAAGAAACTGCTCAAAGAAAAAGGTGTCCTTATTCTTTAAAACGTTTTCCGGTGAGATAAAACTTAGGAGGCACCACTTCTGTCCCGGTATCTCAGGATCTACTGTAAGATAATCTTCTCTTTCATCCGATGAACTCATATACTTTTAGAAAATAGAAAATCTTTAAGCAATAGTAGAAATGACAATGGCTACTGAAGTTGTAAATCGCGTGATTAAGTATTTAGTTGAGGGTCTCGCCATTGCTGCCGTCGCCATCTTTATTCCCAAGAAGTCTCTTGACCTGATGGATGTTGCTGCTCTTGGTGTAACCGCAGCCGTTGTGTTTGCCTTACTCGATTTAGTGTCACCTTCCATCGCTTTCACTGCTCGCCAAGGTGCTGGCTTCGGTATTGGTGCTAACCTAGTTGGGTTCCCTGGTGGCAAGCTATAAAAAGGACTGCTAGTTAGATGAACAAAAAGCTATTAAATACTCTTCTTTTAATAATTGTATTATTAGTGATAAGTATTTTTATAATTCCTAAAGATCACCAGGTACATTAGTTCAATTAAACGCTTCTCATGTGCCTAGTGAAGAATAACATTTTTCATTATTTTCAACACTTGATATCATTTTTTCTGTGTACTCAAATGTACGAGGTCCCGTCGAAGCACCTTTAATATTACTTTCACCAATTTCTTGAATGGCAATAAATGGCGTACATGAAATAGTAAGCATATTTAATTTATCAGGCCAATTATCAATTCCATCATCACTTCCATGTTTATCTATATTATTTCCACCCCATTTTATAAATTTATTATAAGCTCGTGAATTTATATATAAAAACTGGAAACACATAATTTTTGTATAATATAGTTTTATGTCATTATTTAAAGAACATATAGGTTTAATTGTATCTTTTTTAGTATTACTATGCCAATAATACTTACAATTACCTCCAATAAAAACATCCCATTTATCTAAATTAGAATCTAACCAATTTTTAATTGGAAACCAATTCGAAAAATATTCAGTTGGTTTGCAATCATCTTCTAAAATTAATACAGTAGGCAAATTAGTTTTTAAAGCATATTTAACAATATTTATATGTGATAACCCGCATCCAATTTGTCCATTTGTTAGTTTTGTATTTGGATACTTTTTATTTTTAATATCATCTGTAATATAAACTGCTGAAGTTCTTATTAAATTTAAATGATTCTTAAAATGATTTGTAACAATTTCCAATCTATCTTTTCTAGAATCAAGATTAATTAAATAAGCATCTTTTTTTGTAGGGGTTGTATTAATAACACTAATATCAGTTAAATCAATATTATCATTTAAATTATAACTATATAAGGGACTATAAGTAGTAATATATATAAAATAAGAAAATAATATTGATATTAATATTACTCCTAGATATTTTATGATATTCATAAATTTTTTTGTAAGTTTTATCATTTACCTATATTATCCGTAGGTCTTAAATCGACTTAATGTACTGCCATCTCAAATCATTACATATCAATTCCCAAATCTTATCTTGTACGTATAGTTTATCACGATTCTTCAATAAAGGAAAACAAGATAAATACTCATCCAATTCTAACAATTCGCAGAATTTATATAATACATATGAATATGATAAAAAATTATTTCTGCCAGCTGGACAGTGTTTTACAAAACTAGGTTGTATTTCCTTGAACATATAACGCAACTTCTCTTCGACTTCACGATTCATAATAGGTGCGTTTTGGCCGTTTAATCTGTTAATAATATGTGGAACATGCTCATAGTATTTATTTTGTTTTAACTTTTTTAGAATTTCTCTTACTTTTGTTTGCTTAATATTTTTAGTATCAAGAATTCTTTCTTTCTTAAGTTCGAGTAAAATCATATCAAATACTTCTGGAGGAATTTCAGTAGATTCTTTTGCTTGAAATTGGGCTAGCCATTCGTTAAAATGGTTAATACGTTTATAAGCATAATAGGATACTTCACGTGGCGGGTCTTTATAAGAAGGTTTATCGGAATCAATAAGTACAAATTCTTGATATCCACAATTTACGCAAGTGAAAACTGCTTCATTTGCTGAAAAAAACATTTCCTTTTCACATGCTGGGCAATCACCATAAGTATCATCTGCTATATTTTTAATACCACGAACAGAATCAGGATGTATCTTTTTCATATAATCATCTAGTAATTTATCTCTTGATACTATTGTATTGTCTTTATTTTCTAGAGGTAATTCATTTTCTTGTAATGATGTTCGATCTTCTTTGGAAGCCATTTCTAGAATATCAAAAATGGCACCAAGTTTTTTTCTGGCATTTTGTTTTTTTGGCAAAGTTCCTTCTTGAATTTTTTCTTGAATATCATAATAACTATATAAAATATCTCCAGTATCTAAAAAATAATCTAAATATTCGTTTTTATTCCTTCTAATTTCAATTTCATTTGATAACATCTTTATTCTATTTTGAATTTGTTCATATTCAATCTCAGATAAAAAGTTTGAAGGAGTTTCAGCATTTTTTAGTTTCTTTTCTAGTTCTACTTTTT